ACATCTTTAAGACGTTTTGAAACTCTTCATTAATTTTCTTTTTAATAGATTCAGGTTGATTAAGATTATCCATTACGATATCACAAACTTTACCTGCTTCATCATGAGAGATTGCTTCATTAACAATCTCATCAATTGCCATATCCAATTCTGGATGATTGGACATCTCACGATAACGTGTGATAAGTTCAATCTCATTACGCACCGAACCTTCTAAGTCAACATAGGTTCCATAATAAGCATTCTGTGTAACGGTAACTGCACCATCATCAATTGAGGCAGAAGGTAAAGCAAAAGATGCCTGTTCAGGTTTTTCTGCCTGAACGACATCTTTTGAGCCTAACGTAAAGCCGAATAATTTAATTGCCATTAATCTTTCATCCTATAGATAAAAGTAAGGAGAATCCCTTACTCTTAGATCACGCCATCTGCTACTGATTCCCACCACTGGTAGGACATAGTAACAGAAAATTCTTCAATAGCATCATTTGAACCCCAATCAACATCGATTGGAGTCAAATCTGTTGGGAACAAACCAACAAATTTATACTGCTTGATTGTATCACCTTTTTTACCGTATTGCTTAACATCACCATCCACTGAATAACCTAGTGGTGTGCCAGCAAGAGGATTACGAACGTTTAGATTGTGGCTATTGATACCATTCATCCAACGTTCGAATGCATTGCGTACAACAAAATCTTCATCATTGATAATTGTGATTGTCCAATCAGCAAATTGACGATTGCCCACAAATTTCAATTCACGGCCAAAGTATTGTAGTGGAGCAACACCCAAGCTTGCGCCTGGGAGTTGTGCTGTCTTACACATGAACGTTAATTTAGTTTGTGCATTTCCTGGTAGTGAGAATCCAGGAAATGGCATACTTACCTCAAATAGATTTGGGCGAGCACCGTCACCTTGCAACTGTGAACGGAATTGATTTACATTAAATGCCATTTATTTTCTCCTGTCTCTCTCTATTTAGAACGAACCTACAACTTCATTGAACGATACGCCTGAACGAACGGCGACAAAGTTCAACTGAATGAAGTTGATTGATCGTGCGGGTTTGATATAAATGTCACCAATAAATTGGTTTGAATCAATAACTTGTGCTGTGTTATTTGTATCATCACAAACAACACGGAAGTCAGTGATACCGCGGCGACCTTGAACATCACGGAGGAAAGGCTCTACAATTGCTACGAATTGAGCACGGGTAAATTGGTCATTGAATTCAAACAATGAGAAACGTGCTGCACGGGCAATTGCTTTTTCAAGTACAATGAACAGACGGCGAACATTGATACGATCAAATGCACTTGGTTTGGCCAACATTGTTTTGTCACCAAACAGAACTGTACCTTCGCCTGGGAACGAAACAACTGGATTGATACCTGCAGAATACAATGTATCACGCTCAGTCTTAGTTGGGTTCCAAGCAAGTTTAACTACATTTTTAATTACGCCACGATTCAAACCACCTGGTGAGAACCAAGCATCACGTTCGGTATCTGTACGAACACACAAGCCTGCAATGTCACCGTTCAGAGGAATCCAACGATAGAGATCAGCATATTTGTCGTACTGGTATTTGTAACCACAATCGATTACAGCATACGAAGAAGAAGTCAAAGCATTACGGAAAGTAACTGCTGCTGCTGCTTCACCACCTGGATTGTTTACAACACTTGCTTTAGTTGGCGAAATAAATGCCACACAATCTTTACGGGTCTCTGCAATGTTGCTGATAACATAGGTAGCAATTGTTGAGTTACCTGTACCTGTAACTGCCAGAGAAATGTCAACTGCTTCAGCATTCTTAAACAAATCCCAACCAGAAGTGATTTGTGATGTGCTAACTAAACCATCAGCACCATTAGCAAGAGATGCCGTTACATTTGCAGTCAATGTTTTGAATGCAGAATTGTTTGCTGTTGAACCCCATGCAGTACCTGAACCTAAGTTTGCAGTGGCGGGGTGTGCTACCCAATGAATCCATTGTGACTGAGCAGCAATTACATTCTTGTAATAGTTTGAGTTACCAGAATCATCTTTTGCATCGGATGCTTTGGAAACAAAAGCGTATTTTTCTAGAACGGTACCTGCTTGACCAGAAATTAAACCATCTTCATCAACAACTATGATATGAACTTCATCATTCGCATTGCTGTTACCTTTGCTGGCAACATATGTTGATGTGTTTGGAGTTGCAGTAAATTGAGTACGGTATGCCCATCCAGCATACGAACCACCGTCAGCAATAGAGACTTGTAATGAGTTACCTAATACGCCAGGAAAACGTGCTGCCCAGCCACCAAAAGAACCATCAGCATTGCCTTGTTGATTTGCTGTCCAGTCATCAAGATTTCTAATTAGAACTGTCGTTCCGTTTGCTGTTGCATTGTTTGAACGTGTTGCTGCTGCGGTATCTACACCGCGAACTACTTTTAAATTGTTTCCGTATGCCAGAAAATTTGCTGCTGAGAACCAATATTCATAATTATCGTTATTCGGTTTACCGAATGTGCTGACTAAACGAGTTTCGTCAGAAATGGTAATAACTTCACTGCATGGTCCCCAAGCAAAAGGTCCTACAAGTGCTCCTGTAGAAGTAGCAACGGAAGGTATAACTGTAGTCAGATCGATTTCTGATACAAGTACACCCGCTGATAATTGAAATGCCATTGGATTTCTCCTTTAATTGTTGGGTCAATTGTCTTTGATACTGTATTTAGTTTTTTATAATCTTGACATTGGGTAACCGCGCTTATCAGCAAAGTGCCAACGATCCTCACCATCATCTTCAACTTCTTCTTGGAGACCGTTTTCTATGAACCCAAACGGGGTCATCGTCTCATCAATCAACATGTTTTGTTCATCCAACATCATTTTGCGGATGTCAATATTGGTAGAATCTTTGAAGGACGACTGTGCCGTCAACCAAGAAAATAATACCAATCCCATTACGATATCATCGTTACTACCTTCTTCCGCAGCATATGAATCCCTTACTCTGACAAAGGTATTCATCTCATTAATCGTGTCGAAGTCATTGATAATCAATTTATCATTCTCAACCAGAGTCTTTAAGTTGGCACAACCAATCTTCTTGACTGACTTGGTAGTCTTGATACCAAACGCAGTTGATCTTTTAAATCCTGAAGAGATAGACTGACCTTTGATGTGATGCTGTTCTGTCTTGTAGATGTTTTCATACTCTAAGTCATAGTGTAGGATATCTACAACCTGCTGACCAATATTGTTTGTTTCTACCAGTACAAATGCTTCATTGTATCGTTTGGCAATCGAATAAATGACTGTCGGAAAAAACAATAGTGGTAATTTATTATTACGGTATCGTGCTACTTGTTTATATGGTGCCTGTGTGGCATCAAGTACATTAATGGTAGAATAGTCTAAGTTCACACCTTCTGAACAGTCTACTGTGGCAATATATAAATGCCCAGGTATAGGTTGTTCATAGATGTTGAAATCTTCTTCCATTGCAATTGGATCATGGAATGCCAATGATCTTAACTTGACACCTGAAATAAGAGTTGCTGATGAACCAATGAACTCTGTTTCAAATTCTTGTCGGAACTGTTCTTCAGAAGTGTTCCGTATCGTTTCTTCTTTCCATTTGGCATCACGACCAGGAACTTGTGACCAGTGAACTTCAACTGTCTTATATGTGGAACGCTTTTCAATTGCATCTGTCCACATCTTGTAGAATAGATTCAGTCCGTTAGGAGTTGAAACAATAATTACTTTAGATGTTTGACCAGATGAGATAACAGGATACGTTGAGGTGAAGAACTCAACTGCCATGTTGTGTGGAACGAACGCAAACTCATCAAGGAAGATTAAGTTATATGTACCACCACGAACACCTGCTGCTGATGTGGCATAGGCAAATATCTTAGAACCATTCTCTAACTCTAGAGAACCTTTGTTCCATGTCATAATACCTTGCTGCAACCAAGCAGGAAGATATTCATATGCTTTTTGAATACGACCTAGAATGTCTCTTGCTAGTTGACCTTTGTTGGCAAGAATACCGATTGTATATTCTTCATTGAAGATTGCCGCC